AGAAAAGATTGAACACTTGGATAATCGTTTATTAAATATTGAAAATCTACTTCTTTCGCTCAAAAATAAATTGGATAGCAATAGTTAAAAAAGAAAGGTAACTATCATGGCAACACCTTCAGCAGTCTCAACTCAATTAGCGGCATTGACAAGTTCAAATACCGTTCTACAAATGATGGGTGATATTAACTCACTCAAAACTTTATCAGCACTTGCTTCAGATTCATCTTCAAAAGCAGACTTGGCAAACACTAATGCCTACATCGCTTCTGTTGCTGCTGCTGCTGGTACTGGTGACCTAGCAAATACTAACTTGGCAATTGCTAATCTAAATACGAATTTGACTGCCACTAATACAGCAATTCGTGGTATCATTGACACACAAGAAGCAAAGCAAGCCGCAGATCTTGCAAACACTAACTCTTCTATTGCTGGTGTGTCAACAACTGCTTCTGCTGCACTTCCTCTTGCTGGTGGTACAATGACAGGTCAGCTAGTCGTCCACAGCACTGGCATTCAATTCAGCGATGCAAGCACGCTAACCACGGCACCAAGTGCTGGTATCACAACGGGTAAAGCCATTGCTATGGCAATCGTGTTCGGTTAAGGAGAAACAAAAATGGCTTGGTATACAAAAGACTATTGCTATCCTGTTCCAAGATGGAAATTTCCTTTTCGTTTGAAAGATGAAAACGGTAAAAGTTACACAGGTGAAAACGCATTCAACAACCGTGCTAAACTTGGTTGGATCGATGTAGAGGCTCCACCAACATTCGACAGTACTACCGAAAGAATGTATTGGCGTGGTGATGCATGGATGATTGATCCAATCCCAGAGAGTGAATTTCTAGCAGCAAATACTGCTAATTGGATAAGAATTAGATCAGCAAGAGATGATATGCTTCAAAGTTCTGATTGGTCACAAATTAAAATTAGTGAGACAGAATTTGGTTACACAGGCAATGTAATTGATGCTAATACTTCCATTCAATGGGCTACATATCGTCAAGAATTGCGTGACTTACCACAAACTTATGCTTCTAATGCTTATGCTATTATCTGGCCAGGTGCTCCAGAAAGTTTTGAAGAATAATCATAGTAATAAATACCAGACATATTTCTATAAAGAAGAGGAAAAATTAAATGGCTAATCCAAATATTGTTTCAGTTGCAAGAATCCTTGCTAACACCGTTTCAGGTTCAATCACCACATCAAACACCGTATTTCATTCTAACCCAGCTTCCAGCGGTTCCGTGCATAAGATCAATTCCGTGATCATTGCTAACATCGATGGCACAGCTAATGCCGATTTTGACTTAATCATGAATAATGCTGGTTCAAATACCTTCATGATTAAAACTGTGGTCGTACCTGCTGACTCTACACTGGTAGCATTTGATAAGAATAGTTCATTTTATCTCATGGAGAATTCAAGCATCGGTGGTGCTGCTTCTGCTAACAGTGACCTACAGTTCACGATTTCATTAGAGCAAATTTACGACGCCTAATCCTTTCTTTTAATTCTCTTTGAAGGAGTCGAAATATGTCTAATACAATTGGGTACGATTTAGAAGGTTTTGCTAACAGTAGTGTTACAACGACCGTGGTGACGACATCACCCGCTAGTTCTAATGTTGCTCTTTACTTACCATTTGATTCTGATTTAAATGATGACTCAACCAACGCATTTACAGGAACGGCTGTTAATGGTGCTAGTATCTCAACCTCTGTAAAGAAGTTTGGCAGTGGTAGTTTGGATCTGGTATCTTCAGGTAAATATGTCGATTATCCTTATGACTCAGATTTTGATCTAGGCTCAGACAACTGGACTTTTGAAGCATGGATATATCAAACTACTTCTGATGATGCCTCCCTCTTTTCCCAGTATTCTGGTGGGAGTGGCAGCACTGACTATAACTATGCGTTTAAAATTACTAACAGTTCACCTAGGCAGTTTCAATTTTTCTGGTACGAGAGCGGCGGGTCGGGCGGCGGTCATGGTTGGGCACTCGACCCAGCAATAAATGTTTGGAACCATGTTGCTCTTGTTAGGGAAGGCAATTTGGTTCACTGTTTTTTAAACGGTGTTTTAGGATCGGGATCAGCGAATTTAAGTGGCACCATTAGAAGTTCGGGTTCGGATAATTTTAGTGTTGGACGTAGTGCTCTTGCTGGATACCGAGGATATATTGATGATTTTCGATTTATCAAAGGCAATGCTCTTTACACAAGCACTTTCACTCCACCAACATCTGCTGTTGGTTTAACCGGCGGGTTTGAAGTAACCAATACTGTAGTTGATAATAAGTTCTTATCATCCGTCTGGGGTCCAGAAGATGTAAGTGAGAAAATGTCTGATGGTACATGGATTAGAAACGATGCTACTTCTGGTGCTAATCCTGCTGGCGTAGTCGTTCAAGGTGCTGGACTAGAAGTTGAAGGTCATAGATGGTACGAAGCACCACTCGGACCAGACACATTTATTGTAAATATGGTTGCTGGTGGTGGTGCATCTGCTGGCGGTAATGGTACTGGCGGTGGTGGAGGCGGTGGCGCTTTTGCTGCTGTTGATATGCGAAACAGTCCTGGTGCTTATCCTGGCGATGGAACATATACAATCGTTGTCGGCGCTGAAGGACGTGCTAACCAACCAACACCTTATTTGTCTCCAGTATCATCACCAAACGGTAGTGCTGGTGGAGGCGGATATTCTGCTATCACTTCTGCCTGGCCAGGTCCAGAACTTTCTGGTTGGGATAATTATACAATTCCTGGTAGTGTAACAATCTATGCAATTGTCGGTGCTGGTGGAGGTGGTGGTTTTTCAAGATTTTCTCCCGTTCCTGGCGGCGGCGCTGGTGGTGGTGGTCACCCTGATGGATTAGATGCACCAAATCCAAGTAGTGGCACAGGTAGTCCTCATAACGGACCATTTGGTAAAGGTGGAACACAATCTGCTGGCGGTCAAGGGGCACCTGATAGACCTTTAGGTCCAGGTATACAATATCGAGCCGGGGTAGATCATAGTGGTTCTACTTCATGGAATCATGGTGGTGCTGCTTTATCAACACCGACTGGTGGTTCTGGCGGCGCTGGTGGCGGCGGCTGGTATGGCGGCGGCTCTGGTGATTATGCCGGTGAAGGCGGTCCTGATGGTGAAACACCAAATAGAAACGGCACTGGTGGTGGTGGTGGTTCAAGTTATAAAGCACCAACTATTACTTGGTTTCATAATGATGCTGGTAGTGGTTCAAACGCTACAGGTGGAGCAACTGGGAATCCAGGATCACCAACTCCTATCGGTCACAATAGTATTGCTAGTACTGCTGGTGTTGGAGTATCAGGAGTTGGTTCAGCGACAGCAAGACCAGGGTACAGAGGAGCAGTTCAAATTGTTCTCGGTTCTGATCCAAGTGAAATTCATGATTACACTACACCAGGAATATATACGGTTGATCTAACGACATTATAATTGACAACTGAATAATCTTACTATATAATAATGACTATTGTTTAATATTTGGAGTGACTTATGGAATTGAGAAATAATGCTGGCATTTATTACTTTCAAAAGAAAAAGTATCTTGCCGTTGATAACTTCGTTGATGCTGATGTAGCAAAGATTATTTCAGAAGAGTATTTGGAAAAAGCAAAGCAGGACACTGAGGATGAATTAAACGATTCTCAGTGTCCTCTAAACTCCAAAGCATGGTATGGTCAACCGAAGTGTGAATATCTGATGGTCGATTGTCTTCCCAAGATGGAAGCACTCACAGGACTAAAACTACTCCCCACATACACATACATGCGAGTCTATGGTCCTGGTGAGGAGTTACACTATCACACAGACCGACCATCTTGCGAAATCAGCGTGACAGTCAATCTTGGTCAGAGTGGTGATTACGATTGGCCAATCTGGTATGCAGACCCTGACGATATCACAGTTCGTATGCCAGTATCAGTACCGCCTCTGAGTGCCATGATGTATCGTGGTTGTGAAGTACCGCACTGGCGAGAGAAGTTTGAACCACCCAAAGCAGATGATTGGCAGGTTCAGTTATTTTTACACTATGTAAATCGTCAAGGTCCATGCGCTCAGTTTGCATATGACCGTCGTGATAAACTATTCATCGAACCGATTGGCACGAGTGAAGTATACAAAGATTTACAGAATATTAATGACGATGATCGTAAACTACGCTTTGAGGTAATTGATAATGGCTGATACAATTGGTCATGAAGG